ATCACATGCTGCAATGCAGAATTATTACAAAATCGGAATACCCGCTATGCTTAGTGTATTAGACCTGTCACGCCTGACTTGCTTTCATTTAACTGGCCGCAACGAAAGCTGGTGTAGCCTCGCATATAAATCACAAGATCAGCATCGCGTCTGGCGTTTATTCGTCAAAGTGATGGGCGAAAAGCACTGCGAAAAAAGTTACGCTCACCACAATAAACCTATTGAACCTGACGCGTGATTTGGTAAAACGTGTGTCGAGGGGGCGTTATCGCAAAACTTAAACCAAGACACAAATCATCACGGGTGTGTTGCGGTGCGGTTTCGGCACGCTAACCATATGAGTTATAGCCCATGATCTACTTTAACTCGCGCCCCCTCACGATAAACAGGCCAGTGGTATTTGTTTCACATTTTTAATGTTGATCCGTTTTACGATAATTGAACACTGGCCTGTTTTTCCTACCTTGACTTTGGCTTAATCAAATCATCACGCGGCAGACTTTGGCGCTCGATATTGTAGTCAATCTGCGTAATCGTGATGCACAGGATGTTCGAAATTTGCTCCTTGGTATATCCATCCTGCATTAGGCAATTTATGGCCCATGCTCGAATGTTCACTTTCTTGCCCGTTGGCTTGGGCGCAGGCTTTTTGACAGGCTCAGGCTGTCGCAGCTTTCGAACGTATTCAGGATTAGCCTGCAATTTCATCATGGCCGCAACCTCAGTTGGAGTTGGTGGCCTGCCATACATTTTGGTGAATGTGTCTGTTACGTTTACCATTTGTCGATCCCGTAGCGTCTAATCCAGTCCGACACCGCCTGCCTGCTGATTTTCAGGTGCGCGGCAATATCGCTCATCTTTTCGCCGTCACGCAGCATATCGCGGATGATGCGTGCTTTTTTAGGCAAATCGCCAGATGGAAATCGCCTTAGACCCTCTGCCGCCAGAATGCGCGACAAGGCGTATTTAGACAGCTTCAAATCCTGCATGATGTGGTGAAATTTATCCCCAGCACGAAAGCGCCGTGCAGCCTCTGCGTGCGCCTTTGGGTCAATCTCCACAGGCTGTCGCCCACCATTTTGGACAGCTTGCTTGCCTGTGGCAGTTTCCATGCCCCACACCTTGGTGGCGCGGTTGTTTTCCATAACGGCGAATTTAGGCATGTGCTTGGCGATCAAGTCTTCGTGTTTGGCTGCAAACTGGTCAATCATTTATCAATCCCCAAATTGCGTTCCAACATATCCAGCAAGGTCAGGCACTCGTTGCTGTCATGATGGCGCGGGCTATTGCTGGCCTTCTGGTCTAAGCGCATGACCTCAATTTTACGACGTAAGCGCTTGATGATCTGCTGCACGGTTTCGCTATTGTTCATTTTCCAGCTCCTTAATTGCATACTTATAGTTGGCGATGCGCATCTCTATATGGCACAGCTCCTCGCTGACCCACGATGGACGCACGCCGCGGTGTTTGTTTAGCAGATCCTTAAACTCCTGCTCTGCGCGTGTCAGGCATTTCTGGAAATGTTCTATGCTGTCGGTCATTGGATAATCCCCGCTAAATATTGGATCATTGCTGGCGCGTAAAAGATCGCCAGAGTGAATGTGGTCATGCCTAAGATTTGAGTGATTTTCAAAACGGTGGCTCCTCGTTTGGGTGAGTTGGCCGCCACACGATGTCCACACCGTGCAGCGCTAAGATAAATTCGCGCAGCGTGTTACCCCACATTCGGGGTAACCTCCTTACGTACTGCGTTCATCATGTCGTCCATGACCATGCTGTATGCGATGTCCAGCTGGGCGTCCTCGCCTTTCAGGTTTAGCTTGGTATATGCTGCCAAGCCGTGAACCAATACAGTGTTGTCGACTGGCTTGCCGGCTTTGACCAGCGCGTCACGAAAGATGGTGCCAAGTGTGCGGATCTGTGCGTATGCGGTGTCGATGTTCATTTCCGTGTCTCCTCATTCTCTATACATACAGTGTTAACACCGCGTTAACACATGCACAAGAAAAAAATGCACATCGATTGAATTTTTTTTAACAACACGCTAACGTGGCCCAGTAATAACATTGGAGATACCACAATGATGGACGACAAAACGAAAGAAATCGTGCGCATCCTGAACCAACCGCACCGTGTGCCAAACATGCTGGCGCTGTTCAAGACATGCGAAAAGGCGGCGACGCTGATCCAAGAACAGGCGGCGGAGCTGGCAAAGCTAAAGGCGCAGCCGAAAGCCGCGCCTCGCAAGTCCGCTAAGAAGGCGGACGATTAATCTATGTTTAGGAGGCCACCTGTCTGACGCCCAAGGCGTTGCAGTAGGCGCTCCGTAATGACGTTGCGCGCTGGGCGGGCCAAGCTCTCGCCCTGCACGCGAGCCGCGATGGACGGCGCCAAATCTAACAAGCCTTTTGTTAATCCGCCTACGTCGCGGACGCCGCCTGCGCTCACTGTTGGCGCCGGTGTCAGCACTTGCTGAGATGCAGACGCCAGATCCGCAAGATCGGTTCCCACGCCGCGCACAAGCGCATTGCCTTCGCGCGTGCGAACCGCAGACGCCAAGGCGTTGGGCGAGATTATGCCGCGGCCAGCGTCAGATCCGGCACGGTTTACCGCCCGCTCGATTGTCAGGAATGCGCGGTATTGTTTGCGCGCGTTCTGCAATTCACCCAACAGATCTGGCGATGCTGCCGCCACTTGGCGCTCGATCATGTCATCAAGGATTTCGTTTAGACTGTAGGCCAGCTCGTAGTTGACCTGATCATTCTGCTTGGCGTACTGCGTCATCGCCTTGGCCAGCTCAGTGCGCGTCGCGCTCAAATCGTCTGGGCTAATCACTTTTCCGGCGCCGGCTGCGTCTGAGAAACGATCCGCAATGCGTGTCAGCTTGCCGGCGATGTTGCCCATTGTCGCCGACCCCTGTGCGTCGTCTAGCACGGCCATCGCAGCCAAGCCATCCGCTTCAGTTGGCGCCGCTGTGATTGTGCGGTCGACGCGGTCAAATACGCCGCCAATGCGATCACGCGCAGACTGCAATACATTGCCTGTCGCCAACACGTCGCCCTCGATACCCGCCTCTCGCAGAGCAGCGCGTGTGAGCTGCGCTTTCTGCGTTAGGCTTGGCTCTAGCGTATCTTGCAGCTTCATTAGGCGTGGCGAGCCAATCGCCTGACCGGCCTCGACGTCAATGCCCTTCGATTGCAGCAAGCGTGCCGCCTCGTCAATTTGTTGGCCTTGGACGTTCTGGAACACCTCCTCAGCCGGACCGATGGCCAAGCGGCGCTGTATTGGCGTTGTGGCCGCCTGTGCGATCGGCGCACCAACAGCGCCAGCGACGCGGGCGATGTTCTCATATTCTGGCGCATATTCCTGCGCAAGCTGGCCAGCTGTCTCGCTGGTGATTGCTGGAACCACTGAGCTGGTCACTGACTTTAATAAGCCGCCAAATGGCAATGTGGCAGCGCCGCCAGCGAATTCGCCGATTGTGCCTGCGTACTGGCCAGTCAGCGTCGGGCTTTCGTATTGGCTGTATCCGCCGGTCATTTCGTCAACTACCTGACGCGTACCTTTTAGCTGCGCCTCCTGCGCTGCCAGCTGCTCGCGCGGGCCGAAGATTGACGTTAGGGCAGCCTCCTGCTTTTCTGGCGAAATTAGGTTAAGGTTGCCGACGCCCAGCGCGTCCATCATAGCCTGTCCGCCACGCTGCAACATGCCACTTAGCCCCGATGGTGCCTGACCTACGGTCTCCACAGTCTCCGCAGCTCCTCGAAGCGCTCCGGCGCCGCCTGCGTAGGCTGCCTCGCCAAGCACGCTGCGGCCGGTGTCCTTTTCGGCGCGAGCTGTTTCAGCTGCCTGCGTGATCTCAGTTTTGCGGGCGAGGTCGATAAAGCGCTTTGCCGCGGCTTCGTTGCCTTCAGCGTATGCTGCGCGTGCGGCCTCTTTTAGCTCCTCGACTGTGTATTCTGCCATGCTATCCACCTATGCCCAAATATTTAAGATCATCTTCAGTCAAACCCTGTGGAACCTGAGTGCCTTGGTACTGCGGGTTTTTCTCAAGCGCCTGCTGGAACAGATCCTTGGCCTCTTGCAGTGCCACCATCAGATCTTCTGGAGACCCCTTTAGCGCAGAGTTGATCCGCGTGCGCGCAGCTGTTGCCTGCTTGCCCTCGATGTCTGTGATCGGACCGCCACCTTTTAGGCTCTGGTACGCCTCCAAGAAATTCAAGCCTTGAAGCTGATCAATGTACGACATCAGGTTGCTGTATTGTGGCGCTGCGCCGTATTCAGCCAAGAACTCGTTCACGGTCCCCTTGAAGCCGGTGATGGCGCCAAGGTCTGGGGATCTCATTAATGCGTCAACCGCGGCGACGCCGGCCATAGTTGATGTGATCTGGGTCGCCTGTTGCGCCGCACGCTCGCGCATTGGGTTTAGGCGCGCAATCTCCGCTGTGACATATGGCGCCATATCTGGGCTGGATGCCAAGATGCCTGTCAGCCTAGCGATGTGCGCGTCTATCTGCTCCGGCGTTGCATTTGCTGGCAATGCACCAGCGCCCAATGATCCAAGCACTTGCTGGCGGGCCTGTATCTGCGCCATTTGCGCCTGACGCTTGCGCTCCATGTCTTGGCGCGCTGCGAAGCCTTGTAGCGTCTTATTGAACGCGTTGCCCTCGCCGCCTTGCAGCGACGCGCCTGCGTCCTTGATTGCCGCAAACGCCAGCATCATGCGCTGGTTCTTAGACAAGTTTTCGAATGGATCTGCGGAAATCGGTGCGCCGTACATGTCAGGCGAAATCAGCCCCATCATTGGCGATGCGGCAGCGGCAGGAGCGGCGGTCGGCATCGCTGCCATTGGCGCTCCTACAGCTGGCGCCATTGGAACGCCTGCCGGTGGCTCGACGCGCGGCTCAACGGTTGCCGTCTGCATTGGCATCGGGCCGCCTTGCAAAAAATCGTTAAATTGCTGCGCAGTCTCGATGCTGGCGTCGGGCATGTACTCGCGCACAATCTGGTATCCGCTCAGCTGCTGATCGGTGGGCTCAGGCGTCGTTGCTGGTGCGGCTTGAGCGTTAATGCCAAGCGCCTCTATTTCGCCCGCCATGGCCTCTGTGCCGGCCGCCACGCCCCGCATGTCGAAATTCATTGCGGTTAGCTTGTCGATGTCTTCCTGTGTGAGTGTGTATGCCATGTCTTATCCTATCCAAACGGGTTGAAGCGCATGCCGCCCACTGCGCCTTGAGCTGCTGGGCCAAACAAGCCAAATCCGGCTGCCCCCATTCCCAAGCTGCCAAGAGTGCCAAGCGCTGGCCCAAGTCCACCGGTGCGCGTTGTCGTTGTTCCGTATCCCGCTGGGATCGCACCAGCCGCGCCGGTCAATACGCCAAACTGTGTCAGCGGATAATTCATCGCCGCCAAGTAATCTTGATATGGTACATCCAAACGCGCCTGATCCAGCATGCGGCCCGCTTCGCCCGCCTGCATCTGCGCACCAAGTCCGGCAAGCTGCGTTTGCAGCTGCTGACCAGCTGTACCAAGCAATCCAGCCGCGCCAGCTTGCTGCAATCCAGCCGCTTGGAATTGTCCGCCAAATGTCGCTGCAAGTGCCGCCTGATCGCGTGCCGCCTGAGCCTGCGCCGCTGCATTCAGTGCATCAGCCGATGACAAGCCAGCTTGTTGTGTCAACCCAGCCTGCTGAGCTGCCCGTGCAGCTGCTTGCTGCGCGGCCTGCAATCCCGCTGCCTGTGTTAATCCAGCCTGCTGTGCTGCGCGTGCTGCTGCTTGTTGCGCTGCCTGCAATCCCGCTGTCTGCGTCAACCCTGCTTGTTGGGCTGCGCGCGCGGCGTCTTGAGACGCCGCCGCCATTGCGGCTTGCTGCTCAAGTGCCGCCTGCTGCATTGTTCTGGCATTAAGCGCATCCATTGACGCCAGTCCAGCTTGTTGCGTTAGCTGCGCCTGCGCCTGCGCGCGGGCATTGTAGGCAGACTGGTTGGCCAATGTAGCTTGCTGCTCAAGTTGTGCCTGCTGCTCCGCGAAGCGGTTTGCCGCCTCCATGTTGCCGGCGCGTGCCGCTTGCTCGCGCTGAGCCGCAGCCTCTCTAGCCTGCTGGCCAAGCTGCTGGGCTTGCATCTCTTGCTGAGACGCCAGTGTTCGCGCTTGCTGCACATTCCCGATGTCGAAGCGTCCACTCTCAAGTGCTGTCTCGAATGCCTTCTGGCGCTGCTCCGCAGATAGCTGCGCCGCTTGGCGAGTTGCTTCGCCGGCTAGGATACCCTCCTGAACGGCTTGGCGCGATCCGCCGAATGCGCCAGCTGCTTGAGCCTGAGCCGCCAGCTTCTCTGACGCCATTTGGCGCTGACGCTCAATGTCTTCTTGTCCGGCTTCAATGACGGCTTGCTGATATGGCGATAGATACTGGCTAATGTCTGTGGTTGCCAGTTTGTCGACTGAAACCTCACTTGGCGCCTGAGCTGCCCGAACCGCTCCAACAGAGCGCATGCGCTCAGCCTCTGCAAGTTGTGCGGCGCGTGCGCGCTCAATAGGGCTAATCTCTGCGCCGCCGTATGTTTGGATGTCTCCAATGCGTGCAGATGTTGGCGCCGCTGTGCGCTCAACCGTTGCGCCGCCATATGCTGCCGTGTCTGCGACAGTTGCGCCGCCGTATGCCGGCGTATCTGCGACGGTAGCGCCACCATATGTTGTCGGGGTTCCTGCGGTAGCTGCCTGCATGGGCGTCATCTGGAAATCTGCCAAGCGGCTATATGTTTGGCCAGCCTGCTCGTACATGGGCGTACCCATGCTCAAGGCGCCATAACCTTGCATCGCTTGCTGCTGTAGCGGCGTAAATCCTGCTACGCGTTCGCCCTCATATGGCTTGTATTCGGTGGCCAGAAAATCCTCAGCAAACGGGATTACCGTTCCCTCCAGAAATTTCTGCTGAAATTCTGGCATCTTTTGTTCTGTGGTTTTGGTGCTTCCCATCAGGAGATCTCCATCTCGTAGTGCGAGTAGATTTCGCGGAACGGCGAATTGTCTACATATTTCTCAAAGCCCTTGCGCCCGTCTGCCTCTAATGCTGACAGTCCGGCGTCTTTGGCTAAGTTAGCCAAAAGTGCAATCGCTTCATTCATCCACTGGCGCATTTTCGTTCCGCCCATAAACTCTATTTTCAGGTTTTTTCTCTGAGGGTGCTTTACGACGCATGTTGTGATCGCCGCTACTAACGTGTCCTCTAGGTAAACCAGCCACATGACTGCCCCACCCGCTCTTATGTCTTCCTCGACATCAGATAGACTGACGTTTTGGATCTGCCTTGCGACTGCCGGCTCTATGAGCTTTAGACCATCCGCTAAATGCGTGTCAAAGTCCTGCTCAAGCACCGGTAGCATTTTGATGCGCGGCTTTGGATTTAACTTTACAACATTATCATTCATTTTAACACCCCTACGCCCTAATCCTTGTTATCGAAAGCGACGTGCTAGGCGCGGCGGGCGCATATGCCGTTGCAGCGGTGGCGTGTAGATAACCTGACGTGCTATTTGTCGCCCACATCGCCTCAAGATAATCACCAGCACTCACTTGAAATACCGCTGTGCGTGATATGACGGTTGTCGCGTTATTTTGGTGAAGGTTTGCCACCATTGTGCTTCCCGCAACGTCTGTGCCATTAATGCGAGGCCAAAATCGGAATGCGACAGTGCTTCCTGACGTTGATGTAATCTGCGCCGAAAACGCCAGCAAATATGTGCCGCCTTCTTCAAACACAATGCGGCTTGCTGGTGTGCCAAGCGATATACCATTTGACATGGGGGGCGCATCATATGTGATTGCGTATGCTGTGTTGGTTGATGCCGCTGTAATATCAGCATCCTGACCAAGAAACGCATATCCATCGGCAAGCACGATCTGGCGAAACTCGCCATCCTTCGAGACAGTTGGGTAGCCATTCACACGATCCCAAAGCAAGACACCATCTTCGGCAGCGGATGAATACTGATCTTTTGCGTCAAGCTGATTTAGTGCTTTGCCAAGAAATCGGCGAATACTTTCAGCCCATGCGCGTGCATCTTCGGTGAACGGGGGGACAACTCTCATCGCCGCCCACCTTGCCGCGCATCCACTCGCATAATGCCAACACGCCAATCGCTATTCGTGTTGCCTTCAATACGCATCCGAACTTGTCGGCCTTGGAAACGTACTGACGTTGGGTTAGCCATAGAATATGGCCCATATTCGCTTTCTGACGCATTTGGATAGTAACGCGTTTTGAATTTGGCTTGAACGTCACCTTGGTTCTTTTCGTCAGGGATCAATTCAACAACATTCATAATGTTTTCACCAGTCCCGATGGAAATAGGCCCAGTTTCCGCATAAGGTGTTGCCGCATCATAGTTGTAACCAACTTCGTGTTCGTACAGCTTACCATCGCTCGCAATGAACATTGGGTAGCGGAATACGCCACGGTCAACGCCAGCGGTACGATCCATTTCACCTGTCATCCAGATGTTTTCGGCATAGTCATAGGCGACATACCGATCACATTCCAAGCTGTTTTCACTAGGATAAAACCACCAGATTTCATTCCATGCGCTATTTACGACTGCGCTGACTTTGCTGCGTTGGTCTTTGTTCATGTCTGAAAAAACATAATCCCCGACCTCGCATGGTACGTCCTGAACGCGACCACCAGAATAAACAAAGAAGCTGCGGCGACCCATCCAGAATACGCCAGCATCAACAGTTGCGACCGCTTTTGCACCAACCAACCCACATGATGTGCCAACACGTTCCAGACCATACACAAATGGTGGGCCTTGATATGTTAGTGTGTGCGCATCTTCTGTTGTAAGGATCAACGATTGACCGCGCGTTCTAACGCCAGACAAAATCACGCCGTTTGTTTGCAGTTCAATGTCACCAGCTTGGTTTGTTGCGGCGGGTGTCCAAGTGGTATTGTCTTCTTGGTCTGACCATTGGATTTTGCGGCTATTTCCACCAGCACCAAAGCAAACGACAAAGCGTTCCTCTGTCACCATAAACCCAGAACAGTCTGTCGGCGCATTTGTGACCTGAACCGCAGGGTTCGCCACGTTTAATGACCACTCATACAGCTTTCCGTCATCTGGCGACATGGCAAGCAAGTTTTCGCCCCAGTTATCCAAAGACCAAACTGTTGCGGGAATAACCTGACCAGCATCTGCGCGGGGCAAGCCATATTCTTCTTTGCCGTAGAAACTGCCGCCGAAACCCGTGTTGATACCAGCGTCAATCAAGCCCTGCGTAAACGCAGCGGGCGTAATGTCCGTTACGTCACCACCAGCATTTATTGCGTACAGGTATTGGTCTGTGCCAGCCGCAATGTGTCGATTGCTGGAATTATCTTCCCAAGCAATAATGGAACGCGCTACGCCGCCAATGTCGACTTCCTGACGCTGCCGCCAACCGCCCACTGGACGCAATGTGTCATCGTGCCAGCGAACTAGGTTAATGTCACGCCAGCGGCCTTGCGCCATATAGTCAGTACCGTTGCGATACTGACCTTTGGGGATTTGGAGTGGGATTAGTGGCATTTACCATGTCTCCCCCATTAAGCTATCGTAGGCCAGTCAGCCTCGTCTAAGTTAGGCCAGTTTGCGTGGCTGGTAATGTCGCGCAGTGCTTGGCGATAGATTTCCATTTCCGCAGGGATGTTGGTGCCTTTTTCAGTGTGCATAATCACAACCCAATCGGTTGCCGCCAGCAATTCGTCACGCTTCTTGCGGTTTGCTTCCGCAGTTTTAGCATCTAGTCCAGCCTGATACGCAGCTTCCTGTTCAGCTTTAGTATGCGTTACACCATCTTCATCGGTGTAGTCTTGGAACATGTCACGGGCGACATAACGCTCAACCCAGTTGCCGTTTGCATCTTGCTCAACACCATCACGCACTGATGTTTGGTATTGCCCGACAGTTGCAGCGGGTGACTTTAGAACTGGATCAAGGTTTAGTGCGTCCAGCGTTGCTGCCTTCCATACCCGTGGCAGGGACATGTTGGGGTTAGCTGCACGCCAAGCCCCTTGTGTTTTAACTTCACCTGTTGTTCTGTTGCGATATTCGCCCATAGTATTCTCCTTTAGGCTTGATTGATGTATTCAGCACGAAGGCCACGGTGATGTTTCGTTTCACCTCGTGCTGTCATTGATAGTCTTGATTGAGCATAACCGTTTTCACGGCACCATTCACGCAAAGATACATTCTCTGCTATTAAGCAACCTGTCTCTACGTTGTAGATGTTTGCTGGTTTAGACCTTGGATTTGACAATCCCGAAAGACCAATCCGCTTTTCTGCTGTTGAGTTTTCAAAACGGTTTATACCTAACTGCTTCTCACGATCCCAAGACGCTTTGATGTTTTCTGATAACTTCTTGCGAACTTCTTTGCTTTCTGTGCTATCCAAAACACCAAACATCTTTTGATAAGTGCGCTCCACTTTCCTTGCAAACCAACGAGGACTATCTGGTAGACTTTCAAGCACATGAAAAGAACAGTCAGCATACCCCCGAACTTTGTTCTGACGCTTGCGAAGTTTTACATCCTTGGTCTGACCAACTTTAACAATCGCACCCGCAATGTCTTTCAAAGCATAAACATAAAAGTCTGCTATTTCGCTTGCGGTATTTCTTGCTGACATGATTGAAAGTCTCCTGTGTCAGTTGATTATGCGATTGCGTAGAAGATGTAGCTTGCTCCAGAGGTATTAACAAAGCTGTTGACGGCAACAAATCCTGAACTTACTGGGTCTATTACGTCAAAGTTTGAACTTTGTGCGGCAGATGTGTTTAGACTTAAATAGGGATCATTGCCAGATACAATGCCCCTTTCTGCATCAAACAAAAGCCACCCTCCTGTGCTGTCGGTGCGCTTAATCAACACAAACCTAGCACCACTGCTAAACCCACAGTCAATCGTTTGGCTGGAGCCATTGCCTGTATAACTCCCCACCTTAGACACACCATCTAGGCTTGCGAATAGGTAGGCTATGTAGTCACCACCAGAACTATTTACATCAGTGTCGCTCCCAAGATAAAAGACACTATCTGTCGGGGCGGTGTCAAATCGTTGAGTTTTACTTTGAGCAAGAGTGCTGTCATTTAATTTGATAACTACACCAGTACCTAAAGTTTCAAAATAACAAGTCCAGTTCCTAGACACATCTCTCTGTTTCACCCAAATCATCTCAGGTGCAACACCAAGGTTATGGCTTACAGTACGCCCTGATACTGAGTCTCCGCTGTAAGCAACGACATCAAAGAACGAGGGGGCACGTTTCCACATCCAAGAGTAGCTAGATGAATAAGCACTGCCGCTATTCCAGCCATCCATATAGTCAAACTGCGCATTACCAATACCAGTATCTTCTGCATTAGTGCCATTAGGGCGCAAAGATGTCCCTTGCAGCATACGGGTTACAGCTTCCCAGTTGTCAGTCCCTGTAACATCCCTCTCAAGACCCATGTCAACAGTGAAGCCAGAACGATAACGACCCGCGTTACCCGAAGCACCAGCAGATCCATCGCTTACACTAAACACATCACTCGCACTCTCAGGAATACCCATAGGGCCACGGCGAATGGCTATGTAGATGTAGGTGTTTGTATTGTTATTTACTAAGTTTGAGCCATAGGTCAGTTTAAATCCTGTGGCGTTAAAATCAATATGACTTACATTTGCACTTTCAGCACCACTGGTACTTGGGTACAATCGTTGGTCAGCCCCACCAGTGGGAACACCACGCATGTTGTCAAAAATAACCCAGTCCTCTGAGCCAAGAGAACTTGATTTAATCAGTACCCATTGAGGTTCAAACCCAAGGTCAATCTCAGGGCCATTGCTAGAACCATTCCCAGTATAACTCCCACACTTGATAATATCCTGATCCCCTGTGGGGCCGAACTCACCGTCACCATCGTTGTGGGCGAATAGGTAGGCTACGTAGGTTGCGCCATTGCCGTTATTAGCACCGCCTACAGTAAAGTCGGTGCTTGTAGGGGATGTATTGTTCCAAAACAAAGAGTTTGTATTTGTTGAGGCAGTTGTATTTAAATATAAAGCACCCGTATTACCGACAGAGCTGTGATAAACCTTCCAGTCAGATGCACCGCTGGTGACCTTGACAAATATACAAGCGGGAGTTGCTCCAAGATTATGACTTATAGTTTTACTGGCTGCCCCATCCCCAGTATAAGTCACCACATCAAAGAACTTAGGGGCTTTGCGGAATGTCCAAGAGACTACTTCATTACCATTTCCGTTTTCACCAGAATACTGTGTGCCAAGAGTGTAACCGTCTGAGTTAAATGCTGTAATACCATAACCAGAAAAAGCCGCTGTTTGGGCATCAGTGTTGTTAGAAGCAAGTTTTCTAGAAACACCTCTTTCTGTATCAAACAAGCCGTGATCTGATGTGCCGCCACGGTATTTGTGCCAAACCAGCCCACCTTCACCAGCAAGGTCAATACCGTTAACAATGTTTAATGTTGAACCCGTCCCAGTATACAAATAAGTGCTGAACACTTCTTCTACGTTCAGGCCACCCGCACCACCAGCATTACCAGCGGCGGCTTCTAACATTTTCTTTTTAGTCGCCATTATGACACCTCATATAACATCTGGCTGTAGCAATCTTTTCTTGGCGGCATAGCGTTACCTTGCTTTGTAACATAGCCCTCGCACCAACGAATGATTGTGCTTTCGCCTTTGTTAAAATAATTACCAGCTTCCATAGCCGTTTCAAACATCTCGCCCATAACAAACCAACGCTTGCTTGACCTACGGTTTCTTGATTGCGTTTTGCAGTCAGCCCAGCGACAGTTTTCAGGAGAATAGTTACCATTATTATCTATGCGATCTAATGAATAACCATCCGAACGCTCACCCATGTCAGATAAGAAGTTTGCAAAATCCAACCAATCATCGCATACAGTTATGCCACGACCACCATACATTGGGTACTGCTTATCTTTAGGGTTTAAGCATCTAGCCTTCATCGCTTCCCATGTGTGATAAGTGGGCGTATCAGCCCTTCCATGTATTGCGATGTAATGACCTTTTTCATTAGTCTGCATATCTTAACCCAATGCTTGACCAGCAACAAACCCTAGCCAGTTTGACCCACCGTCACGGGTAGTAAACACAAACACGTCAACAGCCGATGCAGTCGCAGTAAGCGTAGGTGCCGTTGCTGCGGGCCAATCAACAGAGGCGGGCCAAGTGACAGTGTAACCAGATGCAGACGCATCTTGAATGATCTCAATGCTCATTGTGTACGCAGTGCCGCTGGCAGGGGGATTAGAGAACGTGAACGTTGTGTTCTCTGTCAGTGTGTGGCTAAAGCTGTTACCCGCCTCACAGTCCACCGTAGTGGCGTTAGAGGATGATGTAACTGCGGCGTAGGTTTCGTTGTAGCTGTCAGCAATCAATTCGCCTGTGATGTCTACGTCACCTGTGTATGACGACAAATCAACGCTGGATAGCTTTGCATCAAGCTGCGTTTGAACATTGGACGTAACGCCATCCAAATAGTTGATTTCCGCTGTTGTTGCGGTAACACCGTCAAGGATGTTCAATTCCGCTGTGGTCACCGTCGCGCCATCCAAAATGGCAAACTCTGTGTTTGTCACCCCGCCAAGAAGCGTGTCAAGCGCGTCCCAGTTTCCGTTTAGGTAGCCGCCCCAAGCGTCTTCATCGCCGCCTACGACTGGCTTATTCCAAGAATAGTTAGTAGTTGTTGTAGGCATTATGCGGCCCTCTCTAAATAATCAGCATCTGTCCATGTGTTTGTTGGGTCAGGTGCATCAGTCCATATGGTTGTCGGATCATCTGCGTCTAGCCATTTATACCGCGCACTTACGTCAGGAGTGAACGAAATAGCATCAGATGCAGAAAACAGTCTCACCCTGTTATACGATATATCAGGTGAAATTGAAACAGTTGGGCTTGCGCGGCCCACAACATCAAATACA